TGTAAGTAGAGTTCCATCTTACATTGGTTTGGGATGAATCCTAAGGATCATTCTGAATCGGGACGCCGTTCCCAAAGTGGTTCTGACACTGGCCCTTCATCTGAAGGTAGGGGTGTAGCCACGAGCCTAAGTAAGATGCTTTCCGCTGGGGCATCGCATACAGGAGGTCAAACCTGTAACACTACCAGCCTAATTGTATCGCTTAAAGTTCTTGAATTGACAGAACATGCAGAAAATGTGTGGGTCCCCGATCTAACCACACAAGGAATTGAGCCTAATCCTGGTCCTTTTAAGGCCAATGTACCCTCTGCCCCGCATATATTGGAAATGAAAAAGTTGAATGCCGACGAAAATGATTTGGAATTCGAACACTCTCTCCGGGAACGAAATTTGCAATCCAGCTTTTCTAAGCTAAAACACTATGTTACTTTGTCTAACGGTATCTTCGTCGGTAAGGTCATAATACTGGGAACTGCCACATACGTGGCTTACAAAATGGCATCCGGCGTATATGGATGGTACCACACAATCTCGGCACCAATAGCCGCTATCGAAACTAGTGCTGCTACAGAATATCATACGCTGCAGACTAAATACGGTTACCAATGGTACGATTACTTATGTCCTATGTGCTTGTTATCTAAATACATCGCTAATTCAAACAACAACTCATCGAAAGCTGATCACCACAACCATCTGATGCATGCTTTAAATGGAAACATAGTTCCAGCTCGTTGTGTCTCCCAGGGCTTTGCTTCCACCGTGGCCGGAGTCTGGGCTCCGTCAACCTTCACGTTAACTAGTAGTTTTACTGGTCCCCAACGTGTTCAGGTATCTTTCCGTTCTTTTGCTAACTCCGGAAACTCTGCCTGTCGTGTCAACATGACAGGAGCTTTGACGGGTTCATTTGATTTTGCCCTTCAACCAGAGACGATAGTTTTTGACTACGTTGACGAGGGCACGCCTCAAATAGTCTTCACCCCTTCCGGAGTCTATGCCTCTGCCGGAGATGACAAAGGTATTACTGTCACTTTTTCTCCGATAATGAGAACTCCCACTGAGGTGACTGTATCACAGCTACCCCTTTGGACTACACAATATGGACCTAATTCTAACTCCGTAGTTCCGACTGTTAAGACCCAGCGCACTTTGGCCACTCGCAATCGAACGCGTAATTCCGAAAACAACGCTATCTCCGTTTTGAATCAAATTGCTCAACAGGATTTAGTTGATAAACGTCTTCCGCTATATTCGAATTTCGTGAAGGCTGCGTCTGATGACAAGCCCAACTGGAGTGGCACTCTAGTCTACAGGAATGTAACAGTGAATGCGGTTAACAAGTCTCGAATTCATGATGTGAAGACAGACTGTGCTGCTCAGGTGTTACGTAAACTGGATATCAACACACTGAACAATGACCAACGTGCTACACTATCAGCTTGGGTTAAAGATCTTACTACTGAGGGAATTGAGCCGAATCCAGGACCACAGACCTTTGAGGGATTCGATTCATCATGGGATTGTGATATCCTTACACCTACACAGCTAGCTATGCTGAGAAATAAGATGGACATTCAACAGACTGCCTGCATTATGAATGACGACCCAACATTGCTTGATGACGCTGCAGAGCTTAAGGCTTCCTATATTAAGGAGACTAAATTATCCGCATCAGCTGAACCTGCTCATGTTAACTTCGATGCTTCGGTTGCCACCGATGAACGAAACAATAAACCTGCTCCACCACCGGTCGTCTCCCGCTTACGACCACTGAGTGAGTACATTGCCCACGCTTCACACCTTTCTGAATTGAATGGCGCGGTGGGTGATTATTTTGGAACTTTGTGTACCGTCTTCGAATTCCCCGTATCCAACAGATTTTCCGCTCTCGCTAATTGTGACAACATTGAACTAGAGCCTGTGTTCGTGCCCGCACCATATGTGAAACCCAAGCGGCAAGCTGTCGAGTCTGAACCTAAACAACGTCTGCCTACTCCTTCCAAGCCACGTCCAAAGCCGAAGACTGAGGAAGAAAAGGAAGCCGACCGTAAAGCAGCTATTAAACGCATCGTCATGCAGCTTACACAGCAGCCTGCACGCATCGTTTCTTGGATCACTCGCTCTATGTCTATTAACTTCAAGATTACTATCTTGGATCAGGTTTTCGGAAACAATTGGCAAAGTAAGATTGAGATGAATCAATATGAATGGGTAGCGTATTGCGATTTAAATAACGTTTCTATTGAAGAAAAGCGTCTTGTTTTACTCTCTTTTGATTCTAAGTATAAACTCTACGACCTGAAAGAGCTGGGAGTGGCCAACAGTGAGGCTGTTCTGGCTGCGGCTAAAACTCACAATAAAGTGATGCATGCTTACAACGGTAATCCAGTTGTTCAGACTTTTGAGCAAATTAAAGCTTCTAAGTCTTTGGAGACATTCTTTGCTGATTCTGATTCAGTATTGCCGCCTTTTACTGGAATGGAAGCCGAGAAATTCATTACGAATATCGTTGGAGATATTAATCCCAATCAATCGCGTATCTTCGACCAAGATAGGCTTCGCGCAAACATCTACACTGCTGACGGTACGATTATTAGAAACGCTGTTTCAACAATACCGTTTACCAACATTATACCTAGAACTGTGCGGGGTATTGACGGTGTTCAACGCCCATCTACAAACCGACTACAAATAACCGAGTGCAATGTAGCCGAGTACTTTGTGAACCCGATTGAGCCAACTGACCTATCTATGATGATTTCTGACCAGATTAAAAACAATCAATCTTCTAACTGGCGTAGAGATAATAATTCAATCGCTGGATTTAACAGTTTTGACATTGCTACTGTGAATACTGCCCTATTACCTAGAGGTTTATCTCTAGAATCAATGCTGTTGCGGCTCGATTTGCTTCATTCTATCATGGCGCTACAAGTCAACGGTGCTATGATTGGCCGTTCTCTGTTCCAGGTCGTCGACGACAATACTATTCCTGCTGATACTCCGGCACTCATAGGGGTTAACAACTCCCCTGTCTTTGGTGAGGATTGTGGCGGATCGGACCCTGTTTATCCATGGTTGGGAGGTAAAGGAATAGTTGCATTCCACCTGACGCTACAATCGGTGCCGGAAGAACGGCGCGATATGGCTATCTTTCTGCCACCTGCTCTGCTTCAAGCAGCTCGTGATGGCGCTGAGGCAATTGCGCTGTTCGTCCTTTCAATGTCTGAGTGGCCTTTCTGCCTATACACGGTTGCAAAGGACACTACTGACATTGAAGGTTTGAACCCATCCGTACAGATATCCGTACCTACACAAGCAACAACTCGGGTGGGAGGCAGTCGTGTTATCGACGTAGTTTTACCCAGGCGTTATCCTGCCTCGAATCCCACTTCAATGGTGGACGCTAACGCGTTATCTGTCATTCGGCCCCAAGCTGGACCTCTCCCCACTAACGAGCTTGCAGGTAACGAATTATTAAATGTGAACTACATCTCACCAGATGGAGGAGCAACGATTGAGTACCCACTAACTGATTACCTATACACTTGGGCAACGCAATTCGACATTACGACAATTAGACAGTATGTCGGCAGGCTAGGAGCTGCTTTGGGAATTAAGAAACAACTGTGGGCATGCCATGAAATTAATGTCGCTCTGTGTCAAGTAACTCCAAAGATGACGGTTGGTACAACAGGTAGTGGGTCTCAAGCTCCTGGATCGCCACAGCAAGCATCATTGTGTTATTCTAGTCATCTGGCTATGACAAGGGCATCTTCGAATTTCCCTTTGCAGGAACCAGTTGCTGCAGATTTCCGGGTGTTCGAAACTTTCCCAGGCACTTGGAATAAGGTTGCATTGGGACTAGCCACGGCGCCTAACTTAACCAGCGAGCAAACCATGAGTGTACCTTTCGAGATGGGGGATCCTAGAGCTAACTTTTGGGAACGTTTGGAAGCTATACCCATCGCAGCTTCCTGGGCATTGTACTATCATAGTCGAGGCTCGTCTTCGAAGGCTTGGAATAATGCGTACACGAATACCACCAGCGTGTGGATGCAGAACCTGGCTAGGAAAACTTTTTCTACATCTCAGGCTACTGGTACTATCTTACCCGCCAGGTTTGGCAGACTAGTCCGTAACATAATGAGAAACATGTTCTGTCGACAACCTGCCACAATCACCACTAGTATCGGAGGTGAACAAACTGACATTACGGCTTTTGAGCGTTGGCTTCCCGGAAACGAATATGCCACTACTTTTGACGAAACTGGCCGCGAGGTCACCCTTTTTCCACCCGTTATAATTCCTGACATCTGGGTACAATATTTTGCACAGCACACGCCCCAGATGGCTGGTTCTTATCCCGTTGCCTTCGGATATGACTCGGTGCAAGGGTTCTCAAATGCGGAAGGCCTAATACCCTTCCGAAACGTAAACAATAACTTGATTTCAACATACATTGAGAACGACGCTGGAGGAAAAGCTTACTACCCAATTCGCGAAGGACCTACTCTGAATGATAAGGTCGTGTGGAATAGCCGTCTTTGGATGACTGAACCGAATTGTCAATATCTGGATTTTGCAGGCAACGACGTTGAAGAGAGCCTCCCTCCTCCAGGGTGTTTACCGCTTGGGAAGTCAATCCCTCTATTGCCTGGTGAGACCGAACCACATGGAGTCACGAACATGGCAACGACTTGTGTGCCTCGTTTCAGCAACGACGGTCGGCGTATTTTTGTTTATTTAACAGCTGCCCAGTCCACCATCCCTATCTTGGCGTGCAAAAGAGCAGCACGTTTGCCTCGTTCAACCTGGCTGGTACAGGAAGTCTATGCCGAACCAGCGCTGCAACTTCTCGGCGATGAGAGTGACGATATTTTCGACAAGCTTACTTCACGCAATTTTTTAGATGTACAATCAGCGGCTGCGCTATCTGCGGTGGGCAACGTTCCAGCGACGAAGGAGATGACGGATCGACAGGCGGTAGATCCCGCGAACTTGCCGAGTACTTTAGACAAGTTGACAGAAATGCCACAACCAGCACCTTTACTCGCGAGCAGTTCAATTCAGGGCGGCGCCTGATTCACGACTGCGTTTCAAAACACTCGCAAGATGAGATATCTCGCATAACTGAAGGGTTGGTGAGATTTGGTACACTGAATGACGCCATGGTTATTTCTTTTATTGTTCGCAAGTTAGACTTGGATTCTCCAATAACAACGCCTGGGGATTTGAGCGATCTGCCGTTACGTACGAAAGGAGATTATGCTATCACACGGCTCAGGTTAAAGGACATCTTACCGCGCATTGACCGGGATATTGTGACCTTCTTCTCATCCACACTTTGTCATCTGGACCAAATACTCGTGTGCAATCTAATGATATGGTCGCAAATTTGGGGTCTTGACAGGATCAAAGCATTACATGCCACTGGTTTGTTGAACTCATTCGAGGTATTTGCCACGAAAGCTTCAAAATTGTCAAGTTACGTCAAACGCTTTCCTTTTGACGATCATGATTGCAAACAGCGTTATGCCGAATTAAACACTCTCACTGGTTATATACAGAATAACTTCGGGACTTTCAACTACGAGGAGGAATTCGAAGCGTTGGCGACTGGAGGTAACGAACACCCGCCTGGTTGGCTAAACATATTCACTCGTAAAGTTAGGGAAATCATGACTACGCAACCTCTTCCTGAATTCATCACTTTGGAAACGTATGTCAAGGAAGGAAAATGGATCACTGGTGGATCGTCAAGTATTGGTAAAGTCGAATGGTCATATGACGGCGACGCAGGTAAATTCAAGGCGCGAAAGAATATGTTGATGGATCTATATACGAAGGAAGAACTGTACGACATAGCGTTAGGGTGGGACGGTTCGCTTCAAAATCGCGTGTTTGTTAAGGATGAACTTTCAAAACGTCGACTGGCCGTGGCAAGCAACATTGAGGCGTACCTTAATCAGGGGTATATTCTCTACCTTTTTGGTCATGGTTTTAAGAATTACAAATACATCACGCTCGACGAGAAGCCAGGTGAACAACACGTCAGGAATGTTGAAACGATCAACCACCTAAGGGATGGCAGTTTTGCACTACCTTTTGACTTCAAAGGCTTTGACCGACAACCAACTTTGGAGGAAATCAAAATCATTATGGCGAGAATAGGCGACTTAATTCTCCCTGGTGTACCTGGTCCATACAAACATGAGGTCTCTACGTTAATTGCACGCAATATTTCGAGCTTTGACAACTGTTATCTGTACTCGCCGGAAACGAAACAGACTAAACGACAAACTGGAGGATTGTCGTCCGGGATTAGACCGACCAGTTTAATTGGAAACGTATGGAATAGTATAGTCACGGATATAGCTCGCGATATCACGGAACACCTGTTAGGGAAAACAATACAGTCGATCCAGTTACGTGGCGACGACACATATATCCTGTCGAAAAGCTGGTTTGCGCTGGTGGTGTTTCGGTACGCTTACCAGTCTATCAATGCAATTGGAGAAAATTCGAAATTTGGCATTATGCAGGCGTGCTGCGAATTCCTGAGGACTGAGATCAGTGTGACTGGGGTAAGAGGCTGGACCAACCGAGCCATACCAAGTGTGACGCAAAGGAAGCCCTGGAACCCGCAACCATGGACGGCAAATTCTGAGACAATCACTGTTGCTAACAACATATACCTTTTGGAACGGCGTAGTAAGTTGAAGCTTGATTGGCTTCATCAGTGTAACAAGATCAAGTGGAGCAAATATGCTCGCCAATCTCATCTTTGGCTAGAATTACCAAAACACCTCGGGGGGATAGGAATTTATAAGTGGAGGGGATGGATACCTAATTGTAAGCTACCACTTGCACAGTCCCCTACATTTAAAGTTCCTGGCCTCAAACCTGACAATGTGGCTGTCAACTGGTTCCCGATGGATGTAGAAGATGCTAGGAAATATCAACAAGTTGAGTTCAGTGCTAAGATCGCGGCTGACGATATTCCTGGCCCACAGCGCCACATGGCAGTTCAATACATCAAGGAACTGCGATCGATTCGTCCTGAATGGACGAAAACAAGCGTAGGTCTCGCGCGTATTTACAAGATCGAGGGGCCGACTAGTAGTAATAAACTATGGCCTAAAAATCCGATTCGAGCTGACATTAGTGCCAACAACCCACAATTTCCTGTGTATAATGAATTTGTTCGGCAACACCAGTTGTTAAAACGAGCTAAAGTGGAAGGGTTGAAATCTTTAATGGAGTATACTTTATTATATTACCCCTCAATATACAAAAAGATCACTTCATACGAACAGAGGGGATGGCACAGAACGGATGCCATCAATCTGGCTGTCGGCCAAGTCCCACTCGAGCCTACGAAAATACTAAATCCTATCTTGTCTGTTTTCGTCCAGAAAATGGTCTACAAGAGTGGGTTGCCCTTCTGGAAGGGTAGGAAAACCATCGCACAACTGCTGGAAGCAACAACACGACAAGCAGTAGCATACGTGCAGGAGCAAGGCGGCGCATCAATGTATGCGTTTTAGATCTCCGAGCAAAGCTCCTATAACATCCAATACCATCTCAAACATGCCAGCTGGCTAGCCTTGATGTTATAGTC